GCAGATCGTGGGGCAGGATGAGCCGTTTGATGTTGGCGGGGAGGCGCTCATGTTCCCCGGTGATCCAGCGGGCAGCGCGGCTCAAGTTGTGAATTGCCGATGTGCCATTTCTCAAATCGTTGCAGAATGACAAGATTTACCGGCGCATAGGTAGCCGCAAAGGAAACGCCGTTTCTCCAGGGGAGATAAGGGACGCAAAACGGTATGCGGAAATGCGCTCTGCGGCTCTAAAGCTAGGATATGTGCATGATTGAGATGCAGCATTAAATTGGGTAAGTTTCTAGCAAAATATGGAGGATATGAGACATGGCTGAGGCTGAAAGAAATAACACTTTTATAAGCGAAAAAGAGATGATTGACGCGCTGCGCAAGGCGTATATTGATGCTTATAGAAAAGGATTCCACAGCAATCTAAAAGCAGCCACCGACAAGGACGGACGCGCAAGCAGAGATGAAGCGGAGCTATTTTTTAGGCTTCATCTGCAATATCACCACAACTTGATCGTTGTGGATGAATAGGGAGGAAAACTCATGACATGGATTTTCGGGATAGTGCTACTTGTGCTGGTGGTTTGGGGTATCGAGGGCACGGCATCGGGCTTCAAAGAGCGCGTGGCCAAGAAGGAATGGGGCAGGCTCTGGATCGCGGGGATTGCCTTGGCCGTGACCGTGGTGGGTGTGCTCATCTTGGCGGAGTAGGTTGAGCTTACACTTTACAGCAGAACAGTATTTTCGTTATAAGCTAATACGCGCGGGCTAGGATGATCCCCGAACGGCTGCACTCCACAGCCTGCCCGCGTGCAATATGGAGATGCGCTAAGGAGGGCGTTATGAACGATATATCACAAGAGAAACGGCTTTGGCAGGCTGTAGTGTATAGAGCTTTCGCGGACGCGACGGCGGAAAGTCACGGCGGCATCTCGTCACGAGAAAAACAAGAGGCTATTTCCTGGATAAAAAGAGGCGGCAGGGATTACCGACGAGTCGTCACGATGGCTGGAATGGACCCTGATTTCCTGCGGGACGCTTTTATTGGCGGTCGTGTAGATGCCAAATTGCTCAGGCACAGCATGGATCGGTGACGGCAACCAATAATGATAATTGCGGCATCCTTCGGGGTGCCGTTTTTCTTTGTCCACCGACTTTGCAACTTAGCAAGCACCCCCTTTGCAACTTTGCAGACCCGTGCTATAGTCCCGTCAAACTATCTCGGGGCGCATGATGCAGCACAAAGACGCGGGCAAGGTCATACAGCACAAGTGCGCGGCATTTGAGCTTAAGCAAGAGCCGGGCGAGGATGGGACGTTCTCCGGCTACGCAAGCGTTTTCGGCAATGTAGATCATGGCATGGACATTGTGCAGCGTGGCGCTTTTGCCAGGTCGCTGGCGTCGGGCCGCAAGGTGCGGATGCTCTGGCAGCACGATCCCTCGAAGGTCATCGGCGTATGGGATGAGATCAAGGAGGATGATCGTGGGCTTTTCGTGCGCGGTCGCGTCCTGAGCGATGTCAATCTTGGGCGCGAGGCGATGGCCCTTCTGCGAGCCGACGCGATCGACAGTATGAGCATCGGTTTTCGCACTGTCGAGGCAACTGAGGAAGACGGCGGGCGCGTGCGCAAGCTGGTGGAGGTTGATCTGTGGGAGATTAGCCTCGTCACATTCCCGATGAATACGGCGGCGACGGTCACGGACGTGAAGTCGATCCGCACTGAGAGAGAATTTGAGGCGTTCCTGCGGGAAGCAGGCTACAGCCGCAAGGAGGCCGCAGCACTGACGCTGCACGGCTTCAAGGCAATCACCGGACAGCGGGATGCTGGGCAGGTTGATGCGCATGATGAGGGGCTTTCGTCCCTCGCAAAGCAAATCAGGCAGCTACAGGAGAAAACCCAATGTCTGGAGAGAAAGAAATCGACCTGAAGGAGGTCGCCAAGTCCATTGAGGGTATCAACAAGACTTGGGACGCTCAAAAGCAGGCCCTCGAAGAGCACGAAGCCGAGATCAAGAAATTCGGTAAGGCGCTTCCCGAGACCGAGGCTAAGCTGGCCAAGATGGACGAGGAAATCGCCAAGCTGCAAGAAGTTGCAGACGAGGCCGTGCTCGCCGTCAAGCGCTCGCAGCGTGTTGTGACCGACGCCAACGGCAACGAGGTTGACCTCGACGTCAAGGCCGCGAAGTGGGCGCAGGAAGCCAAGCTTGAAACCAAGCGCGATCTTGGCGAGTGGAAGGCTGACCAGATGGCCGAATACAAGGCGGCTTTCGAGCGCTTCATGCGTGCCAATTTTGAAAAGGACATGCTGACCGACGCGGAGCGCAAGACGCTTTCGGCGGGGCAGGACAGCGCCGGGGGCTACTATGTGTATCCCGACCTGTCTGGCCGTGTTGTGTCGAAGGTTTTCGAGACCTCGCCCATGCGCGCCTATGCGCAAACTCAGGTGATCGGCACCGATGCTCATGAGGGCTACTATGACAACGATGAAGTTGGCTTTGGCTGGGTGTCCGAGTTGGAGGCGCGCCCGACCACGAGCACTCCGGCGACCGGTAAGTGGCGCATTCCCGTGCACGAGATGTATGCCATGCCCGAGGCTTCGCAGACCATTCTTGACGATGCGATTGTCGATCTGGAATCGTGGCTCAACGGCAAGATCGCGGACAAGTTCGCCCGCGCCGAGAATGCCGCATTCGTGTCGGGCAATGGTGTCGGCAAGCCTCGCGGCTTCCTGGACTACGCGGACGGCACGGACCTGACCAACAGCGTTGAGCGCAAGAAAACCGGCGTGAATGGTGCTTTCGCGGCGGCTCCGAATGGCGGGGACGTGCTGATTGATGCGCTCTATTCTCTCAAGGCCCCCTATCGCAGCAATGCGACGTGGTTTATGAATCGCACCACGGCGGCGCTCGCGCGCAAGCTGAAAGACGCCGACGGCGCGTATGTCTGGCAGCCCGGTATCCAGGCTGGCCAGCCCGCGACGATCCTCGGTTTCCCGACTGCCTCTTTCGAGGACATGCCCGACCCGGCCACGGGTAGCCTGTCCATCGCGGTGGGTGACATGCGCCAAGCCTACCAGATCGTGGATCGGGTTGGCATCCGGATGCTGCGCGACCCGTATACGAGCAAGCCAAAAATCATGTTCTATGCTACCAAGCGGACCGGCGGCGACATGATCAACGGCGAGGCAATCAAGCTGGTCGAGTTCTCGGCCTGATACTGACGGGCGGGGCTGATAGTGGCCCCGCTCACACTCGCGGGTGAACCTGCCCGCACTTAGCGCGAAGGGGTAAAACAATGCGCGATTTGGTCTCTAACACTCAAATGGTCCACCTCGGAAACGTCCTTGTCTCGGGCACTACTGCCGCGACTTCGTCGTATGTGGACATTAAAGGATATGACGGCTGCACGATTGTCGTCGTCAACAACACCATTACCGATGCTGGCACGGCGTCCGGGTATACGATCACGCTTCAGGAAAGCGCGGACACGGCGGCGGCATCTGCTTCTACCGTCGCGGCGGCTGACACGGTCAACGAGGCGAACACCATTGCTGTCACATCAGACACCGCCGACGATGCTATCGCCGGGAAGTTTGGTTATTTGGGCGGTGAGCGCTACGCCGGTATCACCGTGACGGGCACGACTGGATCAAATGCTGACATTTCGGTTTATGCCATTCTCGGCAAGCCGCACACTGCGCCGACCACGTTTATCGGCGCGGCAGTGGCCCGCACCTGATCTTTCTGAGGGGCCGGGCGACTGGCCCCTTTCTCAAGACCAGGAGGCGACATGACCAAGGCCAAAATCACACTGCGCGAGGGCTATCGCTGCGCCCCTGATGGGCACACCATCGTCACGATCCCGTTTGGCGAGACCGTCGATGGCAAGATTGCCGAGTGGGCGCTGGCAGACAGGGCCGCAAGCCGCATGTTTCCTGATATGGAAACCAAGCCAGCCGCGCCGGTCGAGCGCAAGCGCGGTCGCCCCCGTAAAGGTGCGAAATGAGCCTGCGCCCCGCCCGCCTCTATTATCCCCAGCGTGGATCGGTGCGCGAGACGGCACCGAATATCGAGCCTGCCACGGCAGCGGAGTTGCGCGCACTCTTGGTGGAAACGTCAACGGGCCTGCCGGATGCAGACGCGGAAACGCTTATCCAGGTCGCTCGAGAGGAAATCGAGGAGGTCACCGGCCTTGCGATGATCACGCAAGGCTGGCGCTTGTCTCTGGATAGCTGGCCGTCCGATGGCGAGCCGTGGTGGGATGGTCAGAGGCAAATGGCGATCAGCGAGCTTCGCGGGATACCTGCTATCGTGGCCCTGCCCG